GATAAAATCAATGAGATGATGCGTACCTTTTGGAGTAGTGACAGTATGCTGATGACTGATAAATACTACTGGTCATCAACAATTTGGGATACTAACTCCGCCTGGGCGTTCGAACTGAATACCGGGCGTATTACGAATCAAAACAAAAATTCAGCCCTTCTTCATGTGAGAGCTGTTGCTTCCGAATAGTATTAACTTAATATTATACAATAAAATGGATAAAAATATCGCCAGCGCCATGCTTCTGCGCTTGAATAAACAAGACCAGATAGAAGCCTTAAAATCAATAGGTTTTACAACCGTGAATGAAAACACCCCCGCAAGCGACATCGCCAAATATATGCAATGGTCAGGTACGCTTCTTGACCTTTCTTTGGCTACGCTCCGGATTGAAGACGGTGAACAAGTCTTTTTCACGGCTTCCGAATGGAACTCCATGAGCGCGAATAATCGCTCCAAGTATATCCGTATCGGCATCCGACTTCGCGCCGAATGCCACCAGTTCATTATCGCCAAAAGCGACTGCGTTGACGCAGGCGGCAATAAAACGTTCAAATGGGGTGGCTACGGAACTGACCTACGCGGCCTGAAAAACTACGGCAGTGGTAACCAAGGACTCTATGATACCTTCGACGGCAAGGAAAATACCGATGTTATAATAGAAACCCTTGCAGGCGTCAAGGACACCCAGGGAACTGTCGGCGCCCCTGCCGCCGAAGTTGCCAGAGCCTATAAAGCCTGTACGCTTGAATCTGACGGAATTGAAGATACAACCGTGTGGAACCTGCCCGCATTGGGTGAACTTATGCTTATGGCCAAGTATAAAACCGAAATCAATGAGCTCATAACTTCTATGTTTGGCAATCAAAATATATTTACAAATGACTGGTATTGGTCTAGTACCGAATATGACGCTTCCAGCAGTTGGTACGTGTACTTCAGCAACGGCTACGTCGGCACGACCTACCGCCAGGGCGCGTACCGGGTTCGTCCCCTCGCCGCAATAAACACTTTATCCCTTTAATTCTTTATCCCTTAGAAAGTTAGCTAAATAAAAGCCCCGGTAGGGGCTTTTTAGTTTCACTTTTTTGAGCTAAAATTGTGTTAATTGCTTTACAGTTATTAACTTTGTGCCCTCTAATACATACATTAAAATATTAAAAAATTAACATGGCACTTACACAAGACCTTCCTATATCAAATTCGATGTATAAGCTTCTGAACCTTATCATTGATGCCCGGCAACAATTCCCCAAGGCGTTCCGGTATGAATTTGGTACGGAGTTGATGATGCTTGCCGTTCATTGTTGCGAATATATCCGTTATGCAAATACAGATATGAACCTTGAGCATCGTGCAGATTATCTGATGAAGTTTTTGTGTGAGTTTGATGCATTGAAATTACTGCTAAGAGTGTGTGAAGAACGACATTTGACCAGCCTGACTCAAACAGCCGAAATCTGTCTGCTTGCAGAGAGCATCGGTAAGCAAAGTACCGGTTGGTACAAAAAAACGGTTGCAGATCTCCAACGGCAAAAAGCTAACGGATCGCAACAAGTCGCAAAGCCGGAGTCATAATCGCCAAGGGGATTATGAGTGAGCAATTAGAATTATTTATTGGGCATCCCCCCGGTGATGAGCCGGGAAAGACTAAGATAGCGGATGCAACGGCTTCCAGCAGTTGGAACGTGAACTTCAACAACGGCAACGTCAACACGAACAACCGCCAGAACGCGAACCGGGTTCGTCCCCTCGCCGCAACAGGTAATATAATCTATGACATACTTCTTAGCAGTATTTTCGAAGCATCCGAAGATTGTGCCAGGCAGAAAAGAACGAGTACGGATTGTGTTGAGTTCTATAATGATTATCAGTCTGCATTGGTGCGGCTATGGTATTCTATTATTTACGGTGAATATGTACCGGACTTTTCAAAAGTATTCATACGGACTTACCCGGTATATCGGGAGGTTTTTGCCGCCGCTTTCATTGATCGTGTTGTCCATCACTGGATCGCTCTTCGTATCGAGCCGATTTTAGAGGAACGTTTTCGGGAACAAGGGAACGTCTCGAAGAACTGCCGGAAAGGTGAGGGATGTCTGTCTGCCGTGCACTATCTGAATAACATGATAGTCGAGGTCAGTGAGAATTATACTGCCGATGCGTACATTTTCAAAGATGACCTGTTCAGTTTCTTCATGTCTATCTCGAAATCGTTGGTATGGGAAATGCTGAACATATTCGTAAGGGACAATTATAAAGGCGATGATATTGAATGTCTGCTTTACCTTCTAGCCGTTACTATCTTTCATTGTCCACAAAATAAGTGTATCAGACGCTCTCCCGTCTCCATGTGGGACAAACTTCCCAGTAATAAAAGTCTGTTTCATAATGACCCTGACAGGGGAGTGGCTATCGGGAACCTGCCGTCGCAACTCATAGCCAACTTTCTGGCGTCTGTATATGATTATTTCGTGATGGAAATACTGGGATTCATATATTATGTACGCTTTGTTGATGACTTTTGTATCGTAGTGAAATCACCGGAAGAAATATTGTCCAAAGTCCATCTTCTTGATGGTTTCCTGAAAGAACAACTCCTTTTACGGTTGCATCCACGCAAACTGTATCTTCAGCATTATAAAAAAGGAGTCTTGTTTGTAGGGGCGTTCATTTTGCCTGGTAGAATTTATGTATCTAACAGGGTGGTTGGTAACACATATAACGCTGTCAGGAAATTTAATAGAATAGCTGAAAATGGATTTGCAGAAGCGTATGTTGAGAAGTTTGTGAGTACGATGAACTCTTATTATGGCCTGATGAAACACTTTGCAACGTACAATATCCGCCGTAAAATTGCAGCGATGTTGCTTCCTGAATGGTGGGAATATGTTTATATCGAAGGACATTTTGAAAAGTTTGTATTGAAGAATAAATATAACCATAGAAAACAACTAATTAAACATATCAAAAAACATGGATCAAAAAAATATCTTACCGCGTGGGATTGCTAAGCCTATCGAGCAACAGTCGGACGGAACTTGGATTGTACGTCATCACTTCCGGGTGGTTGGTACCAGTGAGAATGGTGAAGAACTGGTAACTTTTGCCAGTTCGGAATATCCCGAGAAACCTACCTTGCAACAGATTCAAAGAAGTATTGACCGTTATCGGGTGTGTCTTACAATGTATGGAGATACAATTTCAGACGAAATAGAAAAGGTTGATCTTTCCGTGTATATGTTTACGGATTAATAGTTCAATCTGTTGGTTGTTTAGGGGTGCTTATCAAGCATCCCTTTTTTATTTATGGAAAAAGTGAAAATTATAATGTCTTGTTTTATAGATATTTATCATAGAATTGATTTCCAAGATTTTCCATTTTTGTAAAACTCGTTATTATACTCAATACATTTGTTCCATACAGAATATTTTATTAATAATTAAACGCTATGAGTATGGGTATAAAAGTATTGTATGATTGGCTTTTGCAATCTAACCGACCGGCACACGTCAAAGCCGGGATGTTCGTCTTTGTTGTAATGCTTGTTTTCTGTTTCCTTCTATTAGGCATTGATTTCTGTAAATCTGCTATTGTTTCTTTAACGACAACCGCCATTGCCGCAATAGTGGTTGAGTACATTCAGAAAAAGTGCGGGTTCATCTTTGATTGGCTTGACGCATTAGCTACTGTTTTGCTTCCTGGGCTGATTACTGTGTTTTCAATATTGGTAGTAACTTTATGATTAATATTATGAGATGGTTATATGAGTTATTTAATGTAGACCAGATACGAATTATTTTCGTTTCGATGTTCAGTTCTCTTCTTGCTTATTTAACGCCGACTAAAGGTTTTCTTATAGCATTAGTTGTAATGTTTGGATTTAATATTTGGTGCGGAATGAGGGCTGATGGTGTTTCAATTATACGTTGTAAAAACTTTAAGTGGGATAAGTTTAAAAATGCCTTGGTCGAACTTCTCCTCTATCTTATAATCATTGAAGTAGTCTTCTCCTTTATGAGCTTGATAGGAGATGGTGAGAACTCATTGTTAGTTATTAAGACTATTACGTATGTATTTTCTTATGTATATCTTCAGAACGCATTTAAGAATCTGATTATTGCTTATCCTAGAAACAAAGGGTTTCGTATAATTTACCATGTAATACGTTTTGAATTTAAGCGGGCTACGCCTACACATGTACAAGGAATTATTGATAGAATCGAAAACGAACTAGATAAAGAGGAAAGATATGAAAATATTGATTGATAACGGTCACGGTAGTAATACTCCGGGTAAGTGTTCTCCAGATGGCAGGTTAAGGGAATACTCCTATACCCGTGAAATTGCTGGGCGTGTAGTATTTGAATTGCGTAAATTAGGTATTGATGCGGAACTGGTCGTGAAAGAGGAAATAGATGTTCCTTTGTCAGAACGTTGTAGGCGAGTGAATGAATATAAAACTTCTGAAGCAATTCTTATTTCTATCCATTGCAATGCAGCCGGTAATGGTTCAAATTGGATGCAAGCACGTGGTTGGGAAGCATGGACCAGTGTGGGACAGACAAAAGCCGATAAGCTGGCTGACTGTCTGTATGCTACTGCTGAAGAATGTTTGTTTGGAATGAAAATACGGAAGGATATGGCAGACGGTGATCCAGATAAGGAGAGTAGTTTTTATATCTTGAAACATACGAAGTGTCCGGCTGTTCTGACGGAGAATCTGTTTCAGGATAACAAAGAAGATGTGGATTTCTT